CTTTGTATTCACCATCCATTGGACAACGAAGATTATAATAGTTACCTGCCGTCTGTATACAATCAACAGCTAACTGACCTACGAAATCTACTAAATCTTCTCGCACTTCCATCTGCCATTCATCGTGTATGTTAGCAACGAAGTGTGCGTCTAGTGTTTGTAATTTAATTAAAGAATGTAGCATAGCTAATGCTCGCTTCATTACTATTGCTCCACCACCTTGCAGTAAAGTATTAAGAGCAGCGTGTTGTGTTCTTATTAAAAGCTTTCTACCATCTAATCCTTTCAACCATTTCTTTTCGGCTGCTTTGATAGCTCTGTCTCGAAGAGTCTTAAATGTTGGTTTATTATCAAAGAAATGTTGTCTAAGTCTTTTGCCATCTTCTTGATTTCCTCCAACCACACTCCCAAGTTTTGTATCTCCTGCTCCGTATATAAGTGCATAGATGAATGTCTTTGCCTTATCTCTTGATTCAAGTCCTGCAAGTTTTTGATTAAAAGTGTGAATGTCTCCGTTGATAATTTCATTTGTAAATTCCTCGTCTTTCATATAGTGTGCAAGCATTCTTAGTTCCAAGCCACTTGCATCTATACCTATTAGTTTATATCCTTCGTCTACTATCCAACATTCCCTACACTCTTTCCCATAAGGACTCTTTAGATTAGGTACTTGAGCCATGTTGGGTGCTCTATGACTCATACGCCCTGTGATAGTACCATTAGGTATAACAAAACCATGTACTCTATCGTCACTCTCTCTTGCTTTAATCCAAGAATCAATCTGTGCAATTCTTTTCTGATACAAAAGATAATCAGCAATTAACTTAGCTTGTGGTATGTTCTCTATCTTAGATAAAGTCTTTTCATCTACCATAGGTTGTCCGGTGACAGTAAATCTTTTAGGTTTCCAACCAAACTCTACTAAGTATTCCCCTATTTGTTTACGTGAGCCTAAGTTAAAGTCTTGTAGCTTACGTCTAGTGAAGGGAGTTATATCGTTTGTCTCTGTTCTTTCTTCATACTCTTCAGGAGTTAAGCCTTGCTTAGATAGAGTACCATCCTTTTTAAGTTTAGGCTTAACATCTTTTATATCTATAAGTTTAGATTTAAATACTTCATGCACTTCATCTTCTGCCTTCTGCATCTTCTCTCTGAGTTCAGCTAATAGAAGTTCTGCTTTTTGCACATCAAACTTAAAGCCTTTCTCTTCCTGCTTCTTCATTATATGTGCAACTGCCTGTTCTAGTTCAATAGAATCTTTAGTGAATCCTCTACCTTCGTTTCTTAAATAGTGAAATAGAACTGTATTTAATTGAACATCACGAGTACAATACTTCAACATCAAAGGAGAATAGTTTGCGTAATCATCAAACTCAATCTTTTGAAATCCTAATCTATGCCCCCATTTCTCTAAGCTATGTCCACCTTCACGCACAGGGTTGAACAATCTTGACATAACTAAAGTATCTATTAAAGATTTTCTAGATAAGTCTATACCACCAAACTTCTTAATCATTGGTATATCAAAGCCGATGATGTTATGACCAATCAACCTATCGGCTGTGGCTAAAAATTCATAGCCTTCCTGTACTCTTTCAGGTGGAAACTTAAACAGTTCATTAGTGTCAGGATTTTGAGCAACTATACAATGTACCTTAGTTGCTTTAAGATCGTCTGTCTCTATGTCAAATACTAAGTCCATTCTTTTTTAAATTCCTCCCATGATATTAATTCGTCTTGCTCTGCATAGATACATGGAAACCTAAACTGTGGCTGCCTTGGTCTTTTAGGTTTAGCGTGTAGCTTCTTGCCTGTTATAACACCTTTGAGTTCACAAGTTACAGTGTCCTCATTTTCTGTTACCACAAAGAATGAATACAAATCAATATTATTATTAATCTTGTTAATCCAAAGCACACCATTATTATGAATAGTTGACTTTACATCTATGCTCCAACCTTTATACTGTATATCTCCAACATCACTACCACTATCCTTAGTTTTACATACTGGAGAAAAAACTTGACTAGGATATACGTTTGTTAGTTTAGCTAATGCTAACTCTGCAAATAATCCTGTTTTGTCAGAAAAGTATTTATCATTGGTATTATTAAGAGGTAAAGTTTCAGCATTACGACTTCTTGCTCTATCATATCTACCCTTACTCAAGTAGTCCACGATTGCTTTCTCGCCATCCTCCAATACTATTTTAGTCATTTATAATTCCAGTTCATCAGTAGAGTCATCTTCATAAGCTTCCTTCTCCAGTTCACGCAGCCTACCTGTTTCTCTTTCATAAAATAATCTACCTGCTAGTCCGACATCGCCTGTGTACCTAGATTTAAGTACCCTTAAACGAGTTGTATTAGCTTCCTCTATATCCTCTGCTTGTTGATTCCTTTCTAATGCTATCACACAATCAGACAACTGAGCAATACTTTGCGAGCCTCTCAAGTGCGACAGGCTGACTTCAATACCATTCTCGTGTCCTCTGTTGCCGTCTACTCTACGTAAGTGTGATACCAGTATAAGACCTGCCCCTGTTTCTTCAACTATGCTTCTAAGCCTAGTCATAATGTTATCAATGGTTCGTCTTTCGTCACCTTCAGCGATAGCAGAGACAAGCATGTGTAAGTGATCTACTATTACCCACTTACAATCACACGCAATAATCATAAACCTAATCTTGTTAAAGATTTCATCAATACTATTAGTGCCAAAGTGAGCATGAATCCATACTCGGTTTTCATTCTCGCCATCATACAGGATGTTAAAGAAGTTATCAATTTCTTCAGGGGTAAATTGTTCCCTGACTTGATCAATGTAAAGCCTTGCGTTTGCTTCGATAGATAGAATACCATCGACAGTCCTTCGCCAATCTTCTTCTAATGATATGATACCTACATTATCTGTAGTCTCTTTGATAAGCCAGTGTTCTAACTCACGAGTTACTGAAGACTTGCCAAGTCCTGTGCCACCAGTCAAGGTTACTAACTCGCCTTGCCTAAGTCCATATAGTTTCTCGTTAAGTTCCTTCCAAGGATACAGAACACTTTCCTTTTTCTCCCTATCAAAGAAGTCTGCTTTTGATTCCGATACGTTTATCACTCCACTCGGAGTATAAACTTTAGCTGACCACCATGCTTCTATAAACTCTTTATGTTTATTCTGACGAAGCATATCGTTAGCATCTTTGTACCCATTAGGCAGGGTCATTATCTTTGCCTTGCTAGGTTGAAAGAGCATCGCTACTTGCTTGGCTGCTTTAATACCTTGTGGATCATTATCAAAACAAATGACTACACTGTCAAAGCTTTCAAGAAATTCTAAACTTTCTTTAACATCTTTAACTGCACCTGACGAACCTCTTTTGATTGAGACTGATGCCCACTTACTCCCCATCAATTCATAGGAAGCCATCGCATCACACTCTCCTTCTGTTAAGGTAATAGCTTTACCACCTGATTGAAATAACTGTTCGCCAAACAATCCTGTGCCTATAAAGCTACCACTAACTGAGAAGTTTTTATCACGAACATATCTAATCTTAGTAGCAGACAACTCATGCTTGTTAAAGTATGGATAGTGGTGTTGTACTATCTCTCCATTAGAGGACAGGACAGACTTAACCCCATACTTTCTTGCCGTAGCTTCTGATATTCGCCTATCAGTTAAAGCTACATAATCTCCACCATGTAGAGCAGTAGTATCTGTTTCTTTTTCTGTCACTATATCTATATCTCCATCTCCATCTAATGCTTTATTATAATTCAAGAAGTAAGTTTCACAACTGAAACACTTAGCCGATCCATCTTTATTTAAAGAGACAGGATCACTACCTCCACATTTCGGACATGCTAAGTGATGTTTTATAAATGTCATATTCTAACCCTCGTTGTGTAGTTAGTAAGGAACTGGATTTCTCAGTCTTATTCCTCATTCATCTCCGACCTACCTCGTCTCACTATAATAAAATAGCTCAGTCTTCAGGATTTTATAGGAGTTTCAACACCTAACTACACGTTTCGACAAGAGAAGTTTTACCTTCTCGGCACACACATCTACTCTGAATCTTTATCAGACTCAGAACTAGATTCTTTTTTCCCTTCACCATTTATGGCAGGGGCTTTATCTTCATTAACAATGTCTACGATTCTATTAGAAAAGAAGTTAATACCTGCTTGTATCTCTTCCAAGTCTAACACAAGGTTAGCTTTCTTCTGATTTAATCGTTGTAATCTACCGAAGACTCCTTGACCTTCTTCAGGTAAGTCTTCAATATTTATTTGCACATCATCAATAGTAACAAATGGTTTCTGTTCTACAGGTTCTTTTGTCATAATTCATCCTCATCATCAAGGGCATCCAACTCGTTACCATCTGCTCCTGTGTATTCCACAAGTTCAGTAACTTGGACAGCTTGAAGATCAAGTCCTTTGAAATCTCCGAACTGATTAGATGTTTCCCATTCTCTGTATTGAACTCTAACTTTAGAACCATTACCGACTGCTACATCGAGAGGTTCTTTACTAGAGTCTATTAATTTAGGGGTCGCATTAGGCGTTCCATCTTTACGACTCACCTTACGTTTGATCATAATAGCCTTGCCATCTTCTGTGTCCTTGACACGAAAGCCACGACTATCAAAATCATTCGCAACATTATCATCTACTATCAGAGTTATTTGATACTCTGGAGTAAATGTTGTGTTGGGCGTTTTAATGCTCGCCCACATAGCAGTACCTTCAATTACCGGCATACTTTTTCTCCTTTATTTTTATTATTGAAGTTAAAAAAATCGTAGGGTTTTACTAAGTCATTAGACCCTAAACTAATACCATTTGAAATGGTACACAACGACCCTGTGAGGTGTATCAAGAGGGCTAGATGTATCATTGTGTGACTTCGTGAGTTTTTGTATAGCTATCCATCTTATGGGGAGCAAGGTAAGGGATAAAGATATAATCTTTAAACATCCTTAAAGTTTCTTCATCTATAAACTCTAAAGTTACCCACCTCTCTCCTGAATGCTCAACTGTATAGCCAAGCTTCAACTCATACATTTCTTTATACACATCTGTGTCGTTGCACATTCTTTTATACTGCAACATATCTATTATTATTTTTTTCAAACTCATACTATTATTATACCATATCTAAATTTTAATTGCAACCTTTTAAAAAGTATGTGACTAGGGTTAGAAGTTGCCTTGTTCCATTCTAACTTTTACTAGTTGCAACACCTAGCCACACCTTGAAGGTCTATTAGTTTAAAGTCACAAATAGAGATAACCTTCTCGCACTCTATTGCTGACTATTAAAAAGTGTGTAGTTAGTGTGGGCACTCGGTTCAGTTCTTATTTCCACCTTTATCCGTAACCATGAACACCCTTAAGGGTACAGGTTTTGAGCCTGTTTCTGTCATTGGTTTTTATAACGGCTCGTGTCCTAACTACACTAACTGTGTTTCATAACTCAATGAGTTACCTTACGACAGTTATTAAAAAGTGTGTGACTAGAAATGGGTCCCGAAGGCACTCTCAATTATCTAGAATTTCGAGTATCTAGCCACACTATGTAGTTCGTAAGCGTCTGGATTTCTCAGTCTTATCGCTCTTTCATCTCCGACCTTCCTCGTCTCACTATAATAAAATAGCACAGGCTTCTGGATTTTATAGGAGTTTCAACACCGCAACTACACCTTTATTATTTAGTAATTGTAAATATATAAGTACCTTCTTGTTCTGGATTTTGATATAATGAATATCTACCTCTAGCATACTTTGCAATTCCTGTTAACATTCTATTTCTATCTACTCCTTCAAGAACAAACCAATCTCCAGCTTTCATACTACCTACAAGGTCTCTATAAAAAGACTGTGGTGCAGTTAATCTAGGTGGAGCTTTTTTATCTGTGATTACATGAATGTCAGGAACTATAAAACTTTTCCTAACTCTTGTTTTTACTTTCGTATTTATTTCTCGTACTGCTTGTACCATACCCTTTCCCTCTATTTGTTATTAAAAAATGGCAGTTTTATCAAGGACTGCCAACCTCACTAGCTTGTACTTATATAAGTCTAGCTGTTTTTAAATCAACTACAAGTAAAGATTATTATCTTCAAGTATAGTCATGGAACTATTCCATAAAGGTTGCACTGGTTTTTTCAATTCTGTGAAGAATGAATAGAAACCAAAGTGTCTGCCTTTAAAAGTATTACCTGCTTGAGTACCATATCTTTTCTTATTCTTACGAATGCGAATGATATTGATACCGAAGACATTACCAAGCTTCCAAAGTACCTTTTGTTTTAAAGGGGCTTCGGAGATAGGTAAGGTAGTACGAGAGCCATTTTCAGAATACGTTATACACATATTTTAATCCTCTATCTCTGTTAAACACAAGCAAATCTCTTTAGACTTACCACCAAAAATCTCTAAAAGTATAGCACACTTCCCTTCCTGTGTCCAGCCTTTACGCAGGAATACGATCAACGAAAGTTTCTAATTATCCACCTAGTTCCTATTATGTTATCATATTTAGGAGTGATAAGTGAATAACTTTTACCCTTGTTAAAAATAAACCACTTATCTTCTTTAATACTCATGGATTTATCGTATCTAAAACCTTTATCTTTAAGCGAATTAAACGCTTGGTCTTTGCTTTCAAAAGTCATTCGTCTTCTCCCTCAAATTCAGGTTGATCATTAAGTACAATCTCTCCATTCTTAATCATGGTATCTACCATGTCTGTTAGTCTATCCATATTAAGTTATCTCCTT